ACGTCGCACATCCATGATACAGGCCAAATAATCCAAGCGCGGGAATGCCACTTCACCAGAAGCTGATCCTCCGTCGGCAGCAGTGCCGGTGATCGTCACTTCCTCAACGGCCAATGCTGCAATGGTATTAGAGAGATCCTGTAAGTCGGAAAGGGATTGGAACCGAAGCCATTGCTTGATTCCCCCTGTGTTCGGTGACGCCATGAAAGCGTCCGCCTGTCAAAGATAGATCAGATTTTCTCACGAAGGATTGCCCAAGCAACGCAATGAAGCTTTGTACAATCTCCAAAGTGGTCATTTTCCACTTTTTTCCAAGCATAGGGAGTGGATCGGCTGTTCTTATTCTCCAACAAAATTTGGCCCGAATGCCCGGCCAAAAAGTCCCTCGAGGCGTCGGTTGGAAAATGGAGAAGGGGGGGAAGCCTTTTCTGAATTCGGTCAAGGTAGAGGTGAGTCTTCCAGATATAATCCGAATAGCTGTAGAGGATGAGTCCCATGCCAGGGATGGGTGAGGCATGAAAGGGCTTGAACGTGCTTTCGGCTCCTTTACTGGGAAAAAGTAAAGAATTCGATCGGCTGCACACCGAATAGGTGGTCTCGGTCATAAATCCTGAATCGACCAATCCCGCCGAGGGGCGAACAATCGTCTGACCGTCCGGAAGAAGGTAAGACCGAGCGGAAATAAAAGATTCGGAAATCAGTTCTTCAATTTCGCTGACTTCTCCCCAATCAATGACCCAACTTTCTCCAGAAAGTGTCCTGGCTTCCACGGACCAATGCGTCCTTTTGCCACCCGGATCGGCGCAAAGTGTTAAGATCGGAGCCTCTCCATTGACCACGGCTTCGGTGGGTATTTCACGTTGACGGTATCCACCGCGCAGATCGAGGATGCTTTCATCTTTTAAAGTGGTGGATCTGGCTTCAAAAGGCAGGCCTTCGTAGGTATTGCGAAAATCATGCAACCCGCCCGGCGTGGATTGCTTTTGAAGAAAGAGTTTTGCGGTTTCACCCCAAGTCATCTGGGGGGAATAGAGGCAGTTGATATGGCACGAAATATGGTCTTTGGGAGCGTAGGGATTCCCCGCGACCCACTCCCCGCGTCCCACCAATTCTCGCTGGAGTTCTTGGGGCCACAGCCCCCCGCACTCCTCGCACTGATAGCAAGCCGAGGCAGCCACTCCGTCCAGATCCCAGACCCCGTTCTCCCCGCGCAGATCGAGCGACCATTTGACCTGTTCAAATTGCAAATGTTGACTTCGATTGCAATCGGGGCATCGGACATGGAATCGGTGTTGGGAACCGGCAAGGAAATTGGTCCAGATGGCAGATGTCGGGACGGTGGGAGTCGAGACCAACACCCGCTTGCAAATGGTCCGGTAAAAGTTTGTCCTGGCAAGCGCAAGATCGAGGGATGGGGCTTCGGTGTCGGAAGAATCTGGCCATTTGCTGACTTCGTCTGCAAAAAGATAACGGATTGGGCGGGAGGCAAGTTGGTTGGCGGAGTTGGACCCTTTAAGCGAAAGGGTGCAAGTTCGGAAAGCCATCTCGGTTTTTTTTATCATGTCCGGGTCATCCGGAAGAAGATTACGCAGCGCAGGGCAATTTCGGATCCTAGGCAACAACTCGCGTTCGCTCCAGGACTTGGCATTGTCCGCTGTGCTGGTCACATAGAGCATAGGGCCCGGCTGCTCGGCGATGGCCCACTGGATGAGATTGGCCAACAAGGTAGTCCCTCCGACTTGCGCGGACTTCACCAGGGTAATCTGGCGGATGCTTGAATCTCCAAACCAAAGATGAAGCTGCCGAAGGTAAGGGGTGAAATCGCAATTGAACCGTCCAGGGCGTGGACTGAATCGAGGGTCGAGCGTGATTTCGTTTTCAGCCCAAGTCAGCGGATCCGGGCGATAGCGCGGCTCCCACATGGAAGCCAAATCGCTTTCCAAAGATTTAAGCGCCGGTGACATGGGAATCGCACCTCGGCATGGATCGGGAAGAAACCGCTAATTCTTTGAGGATGACATGAACCTCTTGCCGGGTGATGGCCGCGACATCGACCGAAGATTCAATCCTCGAAGCCAAGATGTCAGGAAGGTTTTCCAGAAGTTGCTTGGCCATTGCAAGATTACCAAGGATAAACTCGGAAACCTTTGAGACTTCGACCAATTTACCCGAGGCCGTGGCCAGTTTTAAGTTGTTTTCCGAAACAAGGGTCCAAAGTTTGTGCGCTTCGATTGAGGCTTTGAGCAATGTGGGAAGGGAATTCATGTCCCCACGGCCTTCAGCCTGATCGCATAATAGCGAAAGACGGGTGTGACGGATGGCAGCAGCTTCTTCCGTTTCCTCTGGAGTCATTGCTTTTGCATTGGCTTCCGGGCGCGCAAAAGAAAACGTGGACTCTTGGGCACGAGATCTTAAAAAATCTCGCCAGCGTGGGTCATCAAGGTTTCTCCAGTTGCGGACAGCACGAACGGAAACAGAGTGAACTTTGGAACACTCTTCAATTAAAGCTGACTCATGACGGGATTTCCGCATGAATTCCTTGGAATGTCAAAGGAACGGAACGGAATCAAAGAGGAACGAAAGGAAAGGGGACACTTCCCTAATGTTCTATCAACATTCTCATAAAAATTACGAAAACGGCCACTGCTGGAAGGAATATCTTTAATTAAAAGATTCCTTACCGGGGTACTTCAGGACGGTCGAATGACTTTTCCAACAGTTTTCATTTACCTACCGAACCAAAAAAATTTCAAGAATACCCCCTTTTACCGTCACACCTCCTTTAAGAATATGTAAAGAGTTATGGTTAATAGGATTGAACTTAAGGAGGTGATAAGGAGACACATTCCAATTCAGGACGGTGACCGTCCTATATTAAGCTGATCCCAATCCCCCAGTCCCTTTTTTATCACAAAAAAAGGCATTTGATGACGGTGACCGTCCTGAATAATTTAATCAACCAAGGGCGCGGGACGATGGATTAAACGTAAAAACCCCGACCCAACAAACGCCAGATCGGGGTTAAAAATAAGTTATTTGATTCTAACTAACTCTCCACTTCCGTTCATTTTTGCCACCGACTCGTTCAAGCTTAATCGTTCCAAGATCCTCCCCAAAACGGAAAACCCTTCCATTGTAACGAGCGAACATCTTGGACATCTTCCCTCGGCTCGACTGGTAGATCTCGAACTCCTTGGTCTCCCGATCCACCTTCCCTTTGATCAGTTCATCAAATAGGCCACGGTGGCGACAAATCCAGATCACGTCATCGAAGCTAATCCCTTCCCGGCAGCGGAACTCCAACCCATCTTGAAAAACCCCTTCGGCCATCGCCTTCACCAAGTCACGCATATCCCCGGCATCGGGATCACCGAACTCCTCGCTCTCAGGCTTACGCAGCGGATCACCGAAGCCAGCGAACTCTACGATCCCCGCAATCACGCGAGCCCAATCATCGAAGCCAGCCAGCCTCGACGAGCATGGTGGACGCCCACCTTTATCCCAGACAACGATCAGTGACCAGAGAGCCGAAAGAATCTGGAATCGAATTTCAGGCCGTGCTAGGTACTCCGCCCCCATTGGCCGTTCGATTTTCCGCGCTTGAGGATCTGCCTCCTTTTGAAAGAGATCCACGAAGATCGAGCGACGTGCGATATCACTTGAGACCTCAGCTTGGTTAGAGGTCATCATCACCATCGTCTGCTTGGCGACCTCATACTTGGCCGACGACCCGAGCCGTCTCACTGATACGACCGATGAAGTGGAAAACTGCTCGAGGTAAGCCGAGTCCACCTTGTCCTTGATATTGTCGAAAATGATCGAGTCGCTCCCGGCCAACACCTCCGATGCCAGCACCTTCTCCAACTCCTCCTTCTCTTCAGGGAATGACCTCATCGAGGCAAACCCTCGCACGGGAATCTCCACCACCATCGCAAGCAGTGACTTACCGGCAGCTGGACCGTTTGCGTTCCAGACCACCATCGGCACTTGCGCCTGCTCCGGAAGAAGCGACACCGCAAAGCGAGTCATCATCGCGGCAATCTGGCACGAAAGCGATCTTCCCCCATCATCGGCAAAAGGGAATTCATGTAAGAGATCCTTGAGGTAATCGACAGCCACCTCTTTGGGCATCAGGTCGTAAGTCATTTGATTTGCATGTGTTTAGTTCGTGTTAATTTAGCTGATTATTTAACAGGCCTCCTTCACGAGGATCTTGGTTTCTGGGTCATATCCCGAGGTTTGAAGAGTTAGGGCGCCATTCTTAAAGATCGGCAATGGCACCCGGGAGATTCGTCGAAGGGGACGCTGGAGCTCGAGGAACTGGTGCGATGTCAGCACCGCCTCGGCCTGCATCTTGTTCATCGAGTCCGGCTCCCCCACATAGGTCGACGAGCTGTTTCCCTTCTCATCGGTATGAGCCCGCTTCACAATCTTGATCGTCCTCAAATTCTTTTCGGCATAGGTTCGGAAGCAGGCCGGGGTGAGGGGAGTCATCCGATCCGTGCGCGGCTCCAGAACAACCGGCAGCCCATCTTGCAAGAAAACTCCGTTCTGACTCATCACTTGGCCGACATCCCTGGCGAACTCACTCAGGATCCGCCCAACTCGGGGCAGTTCGATTTGAGGAAGAAAAATTTCCTCCTCTTCAGGGGAAGTAACAATCTTTTCAGTCATAGCGTGTGGGATTCTTGAGTCAGTCAAATCTTGGGAAATCGGTTTTTTCCCGACCACTACCTGTTGTGAAGGTCTCGGATCGCTTGTGCATCCCGTCGTAGTTCATCGACCATTGCGGTGAATTTCGGGTTCATGGCGATGTAAAATTGCAACCTCTCGGCAGCCGATTCCATCGCCTCAACACTTTCGGATGCGATGGCAGCCTTGGCAGCCTGCACTGCATCGCGCAGGACATCCCTTGAAGCAGGGCGATCTAAAATCCTTTCACCGAAGGGAGTGGGATTTACATAGATCAACTTTTGAAGGGCACCCTTTTCTGGACGCCACTTTTGAGGCAAGCGAGTCAGCCTGATAGCCGTCAAAGCTTTGGGATCGGCCCCCATTCGGGAAAGAATCGGCTTCTGGGCGCGAGCCCACTCATCCCATTCTATTTTTGAAGATGGACCCGAGAGCGTAGCCATTGGTCCTCCTTGTCCTGGCACGCGCACCAAAGCATGAACGGAGCGACCCCCTGAGGAATAAATGGCAGCAATTGGAAGTGAAGACTTAGCCAATGCGCCCAGCCAGATGCGTGGATCCGCCTCATCCGACTCCAAAAGGGCAAATTTCCACTTCGTCACCGACTCCTCCGACCGACGCGACATCTTTCCCGTTCGAGGATTGGGATATTCTTTCCCATCGACAGGATTGGAGAGATACCACATTCCGCGATTTCCATTTGCAGGGATCGGATCGTCAGGCCAGAGAGCCTGACCTTGAGAACGATCATCGGAAAAAATCAACACCTTCTCCCCCGCATAGAGCAGCGACAGAAAATCTGCCGAACTCATCAAAGCGGGATCGGCATAGGAACGATTGGCAAACCAATTTAACCTTGGACGAAAATCTCCCGCCATGAAGGCCAGCGCATCCGGATCGAAAGCCACTTTCTCCGGAGGAGGAATGGCCTGATACTGGTAAGGATAGTTCTCCGAACGTTTGGAGTCCCCTAGCAAATATCCACTCCCCCTAGGCGAGCGCGAGTTGGCGGCAGACCGAAGCTTATAGGCCAAATCCCGATCGCTCCAAGGAGGAGCACAGCGGGAGTTGTATTCCTGCATCACCCCCATCGCCTCCGATTCGCCCAGAGCGAACCCATGAACAAGCGCCACAGCGACGGCAAAGGTCGCATCATGGCCACCAGATCCCGAGACAGCGGCATCCATTCGGGCCACATAACGCGAAGCCCGTTCTTGAATCGAAAGACTCATTTGCTTTTTTCTCCGATCCCTTTAATCGACCCGAATGAATAGCGAAAGAGATGAATCATCTTCCGATTCTTAAAGAAACGATCACACGCCCGATCGACATCCCGAAAAGAGACTCCATTCTCCCAAATCGCATACCCCGCCTCATCACCTGGTATTCTCACTTCCATGATCCTCCCATTCATCTTCGGATCGCCCTTCATGCTATTGACGGGTCGTTTTTTTAGCTTTCTTCACGGGAATCGAAGAAGGAGCGAACCGATCAAGTTCCATCTGTAGCTTGCGAAGCGCCCGCCCAAGATCCTCCAACTCCTCCGCATTGGCAAAAGCCGACTTGTCCAAGACATGCTGGGCCGCAGCGCGGATCCTCCGGATCTCCGCCAGAAGTCCGACATGGAGATCCTTCATCTCAGCCACCTGATCGGAAAGTTCAGCAACAAGCGCATCCATCAGATAGCCCTCCATTCGCCACACCATTCATCCTCATTAACGGAAGGCCACAAAACTAAAGTTTTTAGGATTTCTTTATCTTCTGGAGAATAAAGAAGAGGACTTGGAGCATTCCTATGACATTCTCCCCAACTTGAGGCAGCATCATAAAAATAACGGCAACTCTTACAAACAGGGAACTTTTCCAAAGATTTTTCAGATTCTTCTTTTGCGCTAAAATCTAGGGAAAGCGTCTTTTTATCCTTTAAGATATTCTTTTCCCGACGCTGGGATTCATAGTCCTTGTTTTCCATCACTTGTTCTCCTCCAGATAAAGCAGCTTGTCGTAGACCTCCACCATCGGGCGAAGCAACTCGGCAGCCATCTTGCGTTGATCCCGACTCCAGTCGGGGATCTGGGGAGCCATCTTCCGGTGCCAGAGATCAAAGGATTGCCGGATGCCTTGGATCGTCACGATGGCAGTGGACTTATCCTTCGGGTTGAGAGTCGGCTTTTCGGTCACCTCGAGGGCCGCCAGCCCCAGATCCAGTTCGATCTGGGCTTCAGTGTCTTGGACAAACTCCTCCCCGAACTGATTTGACCCATAGTTGCGCCACTGCTTCAGCCACTGGACCGAAAGCTTCTTGGCCATCTTGATATGACGCCCGAGTTCAAAGAACTCCTGCCCACTCAACACCTCCGGAAGAGCCAACCCCTCCGGAGTAAAATAATTTTTTACGGTTAATGCATCATTCATAATTTTTTTTGTTAGTTATTTCTTTTCAACTGGACCGCCGAATAAGTCGGACGGCTCGATTCCGTCTTCCGGAACTTTGTGATGTGGAGCTGGAGCAGATCGCTGAAGCCCACGACATAGTGAGAGATCAGCGCACGGGTGCATCCTAGCTCCCGGGCCACCTCCGCCTGACTTTTAAGCCCATTGAGCTGATCGAGCCCCGCGGCAAAGGCGAGGGCATGCACCTGCACGGCCAGATTTTTCGCCCCCAGGAGAAGACCGATCACCCGACCCAGCATCTCCCAAGCCAACCCGGCCATATTCTTGCGCTCCCGTTCCTGAACCGTGATCCCCCAGCGCCCGGCGCAGGAGATCACCTCCTTCATCACCAACCAATCCACCTGCATCTTCGATGCCGGGATATTGTTTTTGATAAACCAGAAGAACTCCTCCGCCAGCTCATCAGCATCCGAGTCACACTCCGCAGCCATGTCCGGCGTGTAAGAGGCTTCCGAAGCGTCCTGACCGAAGGCCGACTCCGTATTGCGGAGGAACTGGGCCTGACCCGCCTGAGGGGAGCCTGAGATCATAGCGACACCTCCCCGGAGTCCTTCGCCTTTGAGATAAGCGTCCGTAGCCCCACCCGCATCCGATCCAACTCCACCATCACCGGTTCGACATGACCAAAAACCCGATCCAGATCCGCCGTGGAAGCATTCAGCGCCCCATAGCATTCATCACAGACCGGGATATACCCATCCGCCAACCAAAGCGCCGGGGACTTTATCGCATAGTATTGGTCGCACAAGTAGCATGATCCAAGATCGAGGTGAGGGGACTTCATCAGCGTGGACGGCAGGAAACCAAAGCAATCAGCAACATGGCTGCCAAAGTAAGGGCACAGGTGGTATCGACGCTCATTTTCCCGCCCTCCTAAGAGAGGGGTAAATCGAACTCCGAAAACGTGGAAAACTACTCCAATGGTTTAACTCCCAACTGAAAATCCTTGGAAGAATCAAATGCCAGGGATGAAAAGGTTCTGGGGTCACAAACCGACCACCATCAAAAAAAGGACGCTTTCCGACTGACCGGATCGCAGCATTGAGGCAAGAATCGGTGCTCATTTGCGAAGGCGTGATAAACGGGAAAGTCCGAGGGCGATCATCTCGGCAAACTCAATGCGACCAACCCAGAGGGTTAGACCTAAAATCAAGAAAAAGAGGGCAATCATTTTCGTATTGATAATGGGTAATGACCTAATCAATATGCGTCGTCTCTTCGTTTTCCGGGTGCATCATCCGCAGGATGGTGCGGACATAATTAGCTACTGACCGATCGGTCTCATTAGCTCGCTCTTTAATCATCAAATACAGCTCGTCAGGGACTTGCACCTGAATCATGACTTTTTTGGGTTTTTGCATGTCGTTATAGGTTCGTTGGTTATCGCCCACTATTCATGACATATATCGCAGTGCGGTTATGGGTCAGAAATAATGAACTTCTTCAAACCCTATTTTGATGATTGGAAGACGTCAATACTTTTTCTGAACTTTTTTCAATTATTTTTATTCCCTGTCTTTTAGGACTTTAGA